AACAAGGATTAATTGAGTGCATTGATGCGATTGAATCAGCAACCACCAATAAAAAAGGAATCATCGCAGTTTGCACCGGGAACATAATCAAATACATTTGGAGGTGCGAGGATAAAAATGGGTTGGAAGATTTATACAAAGCGAAATGGTATCTTGACAAGCTCATTGAAACCAAAGAAAAACAATCGCCCAAAAGTGCTACTTTGTAGAATGTGGTTCTTGTTGTTTCTCATCCCGTTGACCAGCAATGGACAAGTGTTGGTGGATACTTGTGTAATCCAAGAAGCAAACCATTATTTGGTCAAGGGTGCAATTGCGAGAAGGCAAGTCACAATTCTTCGCAAAATTGTGACATCGGATTCCGTCATCATTGACCAACAAGATTCCATCATTGGTAAGCAAAAGACAAACATCGGATACCTGAAGGATGACAACAATGCCCTTGTGAAGCGAAATAAAGCCATCTCACGCACTTTAATCAGTTACAAGATGCTGAGTGTAGTCCTAACCATTTTAAGCGTTGTGATGTGGCTCAAATAGATTTATCAAAATTACCTGATGCCCTTGATACTTATTTAGGTGATGCATCTCAAGGTTCACTCCTTCAGCAGATCATCGTTGAATGGTGGAACAAGAAGGTGATTCCACCGATTTGGGCGAATCTTGATGCCAATGGAACAAATGCGTCATCCAAACTCCGACAATCTTTCATTCCTGGTACTATCACCAAGTCACCGACATCAATCAACACCATTCTTTTGGCTGAGGATTATTGGGAGTTCATTGAATACGGAAGGAAGCCAACACGAGGAGGACATATTGAAGGCACTCCGTACTTGTGGCAATCATTAAAAACTTGGATCAGTCAAAAAGGTATCAAAACGGCTGAAGGTCAAACTTACGATTCACTTGCCAAAGCCATTGCAAAAAAGATTCACCGAAGCGGAACAAAGGCACAACCATTCTTAGAAAAGGCATTCACCGAATCCATTCAGATGGAATTGGTCAACGAGTTGAACGCTCGTTTTGGGGATTTGATATTCTCCGAAGACATAAAAATATAATTAAAAGTAAATTTTATTTGCATTATTGATTTGTTTATTTTACTTTTGTGTCGTTATGGATTACGCAAAAGCAATTGAAACAATCAAGCTGAAACGAAGACAAGGTCTTTTTCAGATTGTCGCACGGAAGACCGGAGTATCACTTCCAACCGTTCGCAAGTATTTAGTCGATGGGAACATCGTTTCTCCAAAAGCAAAAGCCGTCGTTGAGATTGCATTGAGGGAGGTGAACAATGATTGAGTTGGCAATCAACGGATGGATACTGACTGTGCAAGGTCGTATCTGCGAAGAGAAGTATGTCTACACAATTGAGGCGGTTGACAATTGGCTTATCGCAAACCACATTGAAGAACTTCACGATTATCTCAATTCAACAACCAGCGGATTTGGTGATTGTTGTATCAAAGAATTTGACGGCATCAACTCGGAAGCATTCTTCAATGCTGAACCAACTAAATTTCAGGTTCTATTTATGATAGGACAAAGAACTAACTTTTTATAAAAACAAAAACTCTATGAATAAAAGCGAATCAATCAAGAACATTGCTGGTGCATTGGTAAAATTCCAAGCATCGGTGAGCAAGGTCGGAAAGGAATCAAGCAATCCTTTCTTCAAGTCAAAGTATGCAAGTTTATCAAACATACTGGACACCATTCAAAAGCCATTAAGCGAATGCGGATTGGCAATCACACAATTCCCTGATGATAATGCTCTGACGACATTAATCGTTCACGCTGAATCAGGAGAATGGATGGAATCATCCTATGTGATGCCGGTTGCAAAACAAAACGATCCACAAGCAATGGGAAGTGCAATGACCTATGCTCGGAGATATGCACTCGGTTCAATCCTAAATCTAAACATTGACGATGACGATGACGGAGAGAAAGCAATGGGACGGCAGTCAGCACCCAAGCGTGATGAACTCACACCAAAGCATCCAAGTTGGGCAAAAGCCGTTGAGCATTTGAAGACGGGTGGATTGATGACCGACATCACCACGAAGTTTGAAGTATCTCCAGTAAATCAGAAACTTTTAATTGGCGAGAAATGAAACTTCAACTTCCAACTATTCACACTAATTTGACCGAAGACGATTGGCATCAATTGAGAAGCTCTCGTTTCACGGCATCTGAAATTCACAAACTGATGGGTACTCCGAAAAATAAATCGGAGTACCTGTCAGAAACTGCGAAGACATTTATCTTTGAGAAGGCAGCGGAATACCTAACCGGTCAAAAAGCGGAGATGTATGGTCGTGCTTTGGATTGGGGCAAGGAACACGAGAAAGAAGCATTCCACTACTTCTCTCAGCAGACCGATGACTTTTACACATACTATGGTGCGGAAACATACACCTTCATCACCTATGGCGAATGGGGTGGATATTCACCTGATGCACTTGGCACACACCTGGTTGAAATTAAATGTCCGTTCAATAGCGGAAACCACCTTCAGAACTTTTTCATCACCAACAACGAGCAGTTCAAATCAAAACGCCCGGAATACTATTGGCAAGTTCAAATGGGTATGGTTGCAACCGAGATGACTGAGGCGTTGTTCTTGAGTTATGATCCACGAATGCCCATCGGCAAGAAGCTCACGCAAACCTTGATCACTTTGGAGGAGGACATCCAAGAAATCATTGACGAGAAGTTGGCATCGGCTGGAGAACTATTTTTGTCAATTACTAAATAAATCGTTCATTCACCAAGTCAAAGAAAAATATATTTTCATTTGTGAAAGTTATTGTGTTGTTTTGAATCACTATGAAACGCTATAAAGTTATTTACCAAGACAATGAAGACAATGATTTGTACTTCTGCCAGTTCTACGCTGCATCACTTAAACAAGCAAACGCATTCGCTTACGAAAAGATGGCGAGTAAGAGTGATGATTCAGTAACTTTCACCATTGAAGAAATTGCATAACTATGGACATAATCTACTTAATCGTAATCACACCCATCACCATTGCGGTGATGTTCGTGTACTGGAAACTGAAGCAGTACTTCAATGACTTTGACAACTTGCCTGAGGCATCACCGTATGAATTTGAACGGGACAACTACATCCCCGAATTTGATACCTACACGAAGGCAATCTACAAACACAAATTTTACAAAGGAAAAAGCAAATGACAAACAATAAACAACAAACGGCAATGACAAACAGAGAAGAAAAATTGCAAAACCCATTTTTTGCACCAAAGGAAAAATATGATGATACTTTTATTAGTGGGTATAGTAACGCAATTAGACACATAAGAGAAGCAATTGGACACATACAATCTCAAAACGACACTGAGGAATTGAGTGAGTTATTTATGTATTCCAAATTATTAATTGAAAAGTTAAAAGAAAAATTTTCCAATGATGACAAACAATAAACAACAAAGCAAATGATACAAAACTACTTAATTATCGGAATGGCAATCTTGTTTGTCATAACCCTTCTCCAGTTGCACAAAACAACTGAACGAGAAGATGAGCTACTTGAAACCATCTCAAACAAGAATCGTTTGATTTGGGATTATGAAACCGAACTGCTGGAGATCAGGTCAAAGATTCAAGAAGCAAATGACCGTGCAAAAACTTGGGAACTACAAGCCACATTTCTTAAAAATAAATACGATGATAAAAGCATTGGTAGTTAGGGCAACAATTAACAACATCGTTAAGTGGCGTGTGTATTTCGCTGGAGAGTTACTAGCAACCTTTGAAAATGAAGGGGATGCAAGAGATTACGCAGAATTTATCGACCAATAATGAGCGAACGATATGCATTGATTTGGGCGATTGCCATCCTTCGTGATGACTACCAATATACTTGGTTGACAATATCCAGGAAGATGGGATATTCAATGACTAAGGTGATCCATTTGTACAACCAAGCGAAGCCACACTATAATTTGGAACAAATAAAGTAATTCGCTATATTTGTAAGAGTGATTGACAAATGCGGGTTTGTCTATAATCAAAACTTTTTGCCTTCCTGATAGATGTGTTCCCGTAAACCTTCTATCTTGAAGGCTTTTTTTATGCAAAAAAATGGGAACACAACAAATAAAATGGACGGCAATTGCGGAATGCAACGGCATCTACTACATCTCGAATCACGGGCAAGTCAAGAGCTACAAGTATGGGAAAGAACGAATTTTGAAACGAGTAATAACTCCTAAAGGTTATTGGAAAATTGATATTTGGCTCAATGGCAAGTCAAGATCAATAACAATTCACAAATTGGTGGCATTAGCATTTGTATCAAATCCTGACAATAAACCACAAGTAAACCACAAAGATGGAGACAAATTAAATAATGACTTTACAAACCTTGAATGGGTGACTCCTCAGGAAAATATACAACACGCTTGGCAAAATGGTTTATGCGAGTCGTCAAGATTGGCAATAATTCAATACCAATCAAAACCCGTAATTGACTGTACAACTGGGAAAAAATATAATTCATTAAAATTGGCTTGTATTGATATTGGTGAACCATATAGTCGGCATCAAAAAAGACATTTCATAAAATCAAAACTTCAAAGATTTTTTTACTTATGAGCAAAGATCCGGCATTCTTATTTTATTCATCCGATTTCTTGACGGGTACTTTGCTGATGTCAATGGAACAAAAAGGAAAGTTCATCACCTTGCTTTGTATCCAGCATCAAAAAGGTCATATGTCAGAACGAGATATGTTGCAGATATGCGGAATATATGATGAAGATATCTTTGATAAATTCCAAAAGGATTCAGATGGCAAGTTCTTCAATGAGAGATTAAAGGAAGAAATTGACAAACGAAAATCCTATTCAGAGTCAAGACGAAATAATCGTAAAAAGAAAGATGATATGATTATCATATCTGATACATATGTTCAACATATGGAAAATGAAAATGAAAATGAAAATCAAATTATAGAAAAGAAGGTATCAAGATTTGAAAAACCATCCATCCTTGAACTTAAAACCTATATGACGGAAATCGGAATGGCTGATGTATCCGAGAAGTGGTTTGACTACTACGAATCCAACGGATGGCTTGTAGGTAAAAACAAAATGAAGAACTGGAAAGCAGCGGTTCGGACTTGGAAAAATAATAATCTTTCAAATAATGTGACATCTCCACAAATAATCAACAGAAAAGTATTTAATTTGCAGGACTATGACTCAAGAACTTGAAGATTACATAATCGGTCAACTACTATTCTACGACCAAACTCGTGCAATGTTGCCACGAATCAAATCGCAATGGTTTGAAGACAACCTGAACAAACGCATTGTCGAATCAATGTTGGAGATGTACATCAATAACGATGAGATTGATGTGCTGACTTTGGGAAAGAAGTTCAGCCGTGCTGAGATGGTGACAATCGTCAAGCTCACGCAGAATGTTTACGGGATGCCAAACATCAGCAGTCACCTTCCAGCACTTGAACACAAGTACCTGAAGAAACAATTCATTGAGAACATCACCAACTTGGATTTGACTTCGGACTTAAAAGAGATTCTCACCAATGTTCAGACAATGGTCGACAACACCAAGTTCACAACCATCAACGATCCGGTTACGATTACCCAAGTTACCAACAAGACCGTTGATGCTATTATCGAGGCGGTGCAAAGAGGTGACAAGCTCACGGGAAGACCAACGGGATGGGCAGGACTTGACCGACTATTGGGCGGATGGAACAACGGTGATTTGATTGTTATGGCTGCACGACCTGGTCAGGGTAAAACGGCACTCGCATTGTCGCTGATGTATGAGTTCGCAAAGATTGGTGGAAAGGGATTGTTCTTGTCACTGGAGATGAGCAACGAGCAACTTGTCAAAAGATACTTGTCCCTGATCACCGACCTTGCCAATTGGAAGATTCGCAATGCCAACCTTCGAGAGTTTGAAGTTCAGCAACTTATTAATTCAGCCAACAATCAGACGGTGCAATTCTATATTGATGACGATCCGAATTGCAGTATCCAACAAATCAAATCCAAAGCCAAGATTCACAAAGCGAAACACGGACTTGAGTTGTTGGTGATTGATTACATCCAGTTAATCAAAGGAACAAAAACAAACCGAGAACAAGAGATTGCAGAAATTTCCCGAAACTTAAAATTGCTTTCTAAGGAACTAAATATCACCGTAATAGTGTTGGCACAGTTGTCACGAAAATGTGAGGAGAGAGCGGACAAGAGACCTATGCTGAGCGATATCCGTGAGAGTGGAAGTATTGAGCAAGATGCTGATGTTGTGATGTTCCCATTCCGCCCGGCATACTATTCAGGTGAGAAGCTCCAAGAAGAAGAAGCCGAACTAATTATCGCAAAGAATCGTCACGGTGAATGCTACACAATCAAAACGACATTCATCGGTGAACGCACAATGTACGAAGAACGACTATGAACCACTACCAGGAAACCCACATACTAAAACAAGAAGTTAAACGCCTTCGGGGTGTTATTGCCGAACTGAATCAAAAACGAATTGACGAGGTCAAGAAACTCAAAGATGAAATCATCAATCCAAGATGCAAGATCAACGAGATAGATGCGGAATGGACTGAAGCGATGCGAGTGGTTGCAATCGTCTATGATGTCACACCCGATGCAATCTTGGAGAAGGTTCGCACTCAAAACATTATGGATGCTCGGCACTTGTTTTGCTATTTATGTAGAAAGCATTTGAAGATGACCTATCTTTCCATCGGCAAGATTCTTCACCGTGATCACTCAACCATTATCAACTCCGTGCAAGTTTACGAATCTCTTGTGGAATATGACCGAACAACCAACAAACTATATGTCGAATCTTTATCCTTACTGGGTTTGCATTTGCACGAAAGGTCTAAGCTCGTCAATACATATTCTCCGGTCTGAAGATGAGATGTTGCGTGTAAAGAAAAAATACGAAAACAATGGTTATATTTGTAGTATTGAAAAGAAAATGTGAATAAAGCGGAAATAATAGAG